CGCCGCACCACGCCGTGTTGTTGATATCGTCGGTCCACCCACCAATCCTCTTACCTACGCACCTACCCAATTGTCCATTTCCGATACGGCTGGTTCCGCACTCATGAATCTTCTGATCGGCGTAGACGGAACGAGCAATTACGCGTCGATCCAGTCCTCTCAATCAGGTGTGGGAGGAAGACCACTACTTCTCAACGCAACCGAGGGTAATGTCGGTATCGGCACCTCGAATCCTGGATCACTTCTTAGTGTCTATGGAAGCTCCACCGCGTATTCAGGATTGATCAACATACAGAATACAACCACGGTTGGTGCTTCTAGTTTTGCCATATTAGCACCCAATCTGATCGCAGGTCAGGGTCATTCGATGGTGATCGGCCAAAACACCTCCGCCAATAATTCATTCTTTATCTTTTTCCAATACACAAGTGCAGGTTCTGCCTCCAACTATTTATGCTTTTCTCCTTATGGCTCGGGTGCAAACTCGTTGGTCATAACCAATTCAAGTAATATCGGTATCGGCACAACAACACCTGGGTATGCTCTGGATGTCATCGGATCAGCTCGTGCATCTGGTTCCCTTATCTTTGGATCATCTGGTTCTTACCTCGCAGGATGTATTTACAGTGATGCCAACTGGGGATGTATTATTCGTGCAAAGACAGCGAATCCGAACACCGCGGCGTTTCTTTTTTCGAATTCTGCGGATACGCACTTGATGACCATAACCAATTCTGGCTCGGTCGGTATCGGAACCGATACGCCACCCGCATGGGGACAGACCACAATCTGCGGTGCTGGAAACAGTGTCAATTCGTCCAACCAACTTGTTCTTATGAATTCGTCCAACACCAACATGGTTCTCATGAGTGCCATGGGTACCAGTGCGGCATACATTCAGTCCTTTCAACAAGGATCAGGTGGTGCAACTCTTTGCCTGAATCAACTTGGTGGAAATGTAGGTATCGGTATGACCAATCCTGGTTATGCTCTTGATGTGGCAGGAACAGGACGTGCTACAACAGGCCTTGTTGCTGGAAACGGTACAACGGCGGTCGCATTACAACTATTGGATATTCCTGCCGCGTCTTGGAGATTAACAACCGGCGACTACAATCTTTCCATCCAAAACAATTCTTCATCGTGGACCAATCGCTTGATGATTAATCAAAATGGATTAGTCGGCATCGGAACAACAAGCCCAACCGCTGTTCTCACTGTCCATAACACTGGTGCACAACAAACCCACCACTTGATCATTCGCGGACAGGAATTCTATCAGGCATCCAATTCAAGTACAGGTATTGCACTTAATATTGGCGTGAATCGCGTAGGAAACAAGCAACTGTGGTTTATGGATCCTGATCTAGCGATTAATACCACCAATGCGGCGATTCGTTATAGTCTCGGCTCCACGACAGCCTATATTGGAGCTATATCCACTGATGGAACTACGAGTGTTCCATTAAGTCTGTCAGGATCTTCTATTAGTCTGGCAGTTGGAAATGTCGGTATTGGTATAACGAATCCATTCTCGAAATTGAATATCGCGGGTGGAAACATTCAACTCGGTTCTGCGGCCGAATATGAAAACGGAACCACATGCACGGAAGTCATTCTATTTGGTGGAAGCTATGCAGCGAACTGGACCTATGGATACGCGGGTATTCAAGGTGGCTGTGCAGGATCAGGTGGCCCAAGTGGATTTGGTGGCGTATTGAATTTTTGGACAAAGGCCGATAATTCAAGCAGCTACGTCGGTATGACACTCAACCGAGGAAATGTCGCGATCGGCACAACCGATACTCAAAACAACAAACTGCGTGTCTTTGGCGGCAATTCGAACTCGGGTATCTCCCTCGGCGATTACACAACATCCGCTGGTGTGAAATACATTGGTATAACCAATGCCGCGGATGGAACTAATGTAGGCCCTTCTAGTGGATTTTCTGGTATGACCCTTGGATCACCTCTTGACGGAACAACCGAGGGATACTTGGCACTTCATACCCATGATTATGGTATAACTTCGGGTGAAAGAATGAGAATCGATAAATCAGGAAATGTCGGTATTGGTCTAACAAATCCGTCCTATCTTCTTCATGTTGCGGGATCGCTCAATTGTTCGAGTCTGTACGTGAACGGTGTATCCATAACATCATTGGGTGCGAAGTGGACTGAGAGTGGATCCAATGCGTACTATACCGCGGGTAATATCGGAATCGGCACGACTTCACCCAGCAATCTTCTCACGGTTGCACAACTGGGATCGAACTATTCCGCCCCTGTTCTTGTATTAGACGCGGGTATTCCCGCCAATGCAACGGCAGGAGCTCCACGTGGAATCGGAAAACCGCTTCTTGGAATTGGAAATTCATCTTGGACCAGCGGCGGTGTTGCGGGTGATTACTATGGAATTGGTTTTGGTTATGGTGGTGCCACTAGCGGATCCTATTTCCCCGCTGAAATCGGTCTCTATGTTCAAACCACTTCTGGTGCTACATGGGGTGATATTGTATTTTCTACTCGTTCGACGACTGCTAATATTGTTGCATCGGAACGTCTACGTATTACTGGTGCGGGTAATATCGGTATCGGCATAACAAACCCTTCCTATCCCCTGTCTCTCGTCGGTGTCCAGTCGATCAACGGCTTAAGTTCACAGTATTCAAGAACCGCGTCTTCTGGTAATCTGTTATTTCATACGAGCAGTGATTCTTATTATTACCCGACCATGAATGTGTTCAATTATGACCATAATAATAACGGAATCTTCTTTGATATCATCTATACCAGTCCCAACTGGCAGAGTTGTTATTCAGGAACAAACTGGGGAATTTATAAATCGGGTGGTGTACTCCAATTCGCCTATCTGAATGGAACGGCTGGAACCACGGGAGATTTGACGAATGCAATGGTTCTTACCTCATCGGGTGTCGGAATTGGAACAAGCAATCCATCTGTAACACTTCATGCATATGGTAATGCGGTCGTTGCCAATTACAAACCCTACGTATATAGCCATTTCACCGTGTCTCGATCTGCCGCAGCAGCCTCGATGGCAATTGTCGCTGGAACCGAAACCACCACCGCCACGCTCTATCTCGGAACACCGCTTTCCCCATCGACCTCCGCAAACTCGGCGTATAAGGTTTGCATTTTAGCCAACGGTAATGGTTCAGGATCAGGGTGGAGCACCGCCGATTTACATTTTTGCTTGAATCATTCTACAGGAGGATCCTCCAATGATATTGCAAACACAGCGAGTATAACGGATAGCAAGATGGTTATTAAAACATATGGCAATGTCGGTATTGGAACCATCGATCCGTCTGCTAAACTTCACGTGAACGGTACAACCTTTATTCAAGGACCGACAGTGGGTACCACCACGACGAATGTTATAGGAAACTTTGGTCTGCGTATTAGTCAGCTCACGAGTGTACAAGAGACCGTGGGACAGATTGTCGGTCAAATGTGCTTCCATGGATGGGGACGTCCCAATGCGTCTTCCTTTATTCGCTGCATAACTGATTCAACAAATGGATATGATGATGCGGGTGCACTAGCGTTTGGAACATCCTCAGCGGGAACGGGTGCCGTGGAAACCATGCGTATTTCTGAAGCGGGAAATGTCGGTATCGGAAAAACCAATCCTGCCTATCTTCTTGATGTTGCTGGTTCACTCAATTGCACTGGTTTGTATGTAAACGGCTCGGTATTTACAGGAGGATCGGGTGCGACTTGGACAGTAAGTGGATCGAATGCGTATTATACAACGGGTAATATCGGTATTGGAACCGCTTCACCTGGTGCGAAACTGGATGTTTATTCGAGTGCGTCAAATCAATCTGCAGTTAATATCGGTGCAGCAGGAGAAGCCTATTCCCTCACATCGTCATCTAAAAGTCCATATTATACCGCTGGAACGATTGCTGCCATCTATACTACTGCAACATCGACAAATAACGGTTGCTTGATTGATTTGAATGCCTACAACAGTTCAAACGGGGCAACAGATGTCTTTTTTGGTGCAGTCGCTGGACCAACAGGCAATGGACCTGCCAACTTTGTGATCGGACGACGAACGGCTGTGAACAGCTGGGCAGAATCCGTGCGTGTGGATACCAATGGCAATCTCGGTATCGGAACTGCGTCGCCTACTGAAAATCTAACCGTCTATGGATCGGCGATCGGTCTTCGCAATTCTTCTGCTGGAACGTTTGCAATCGGATTGGCCACTGGATCAGGTCAGTTTTCTAGTAGTGCGGTCGCGGCGGATTCGATCATACGCTCCATGAATGGCAATTTATTGCTACAGACCGGTTCTGGTGCTGCTGCTCTCTCTATCAACAATAGTACCAACTATGTTGGTATTGGAACCACTACCCCATCCAACCCTCTAACGGTTGTGGGATCCGCCACCATTCGCGGACAACTCTTCTCCGTCGGTGGTAATACATCAACCTACTATCCTGTTCTTATCGATGCTAGTCCATCATGGGAAACGACAAATATCTATAAATTCAACATCAGTCGTTCTAACGTTCACATGGACGCTTCGTGGAAGGGTTCAACAACAATCGTGGTGGAAGGACATAACTATTCTTGGGGAAATGGAGCTGATTTTATCAAATATAAGATTCTCGGATCGACCAGCGGACCTGTTTCATGGGGAAATTTTGTGGCGAATATCTTTGAAGATCCTAACTCGTCCTTCGTCGTCATCTATCTTCGTGGTAATACAACATACTATTTTTCAGGCGAAGGTTGTTTGTTAAATAACGCAAATGCCTCAGGAACGAGTGTAACGGTTCCCGCTGCGAACAATGCAAGCTATTCCGCGACAACCACTGTAACTGCTCCATTTGGCTCCTTGGTCGTATCAGGTGATTACCGTGATAACATCTGGAGCGTAGGAGGAAACGTTGGTATTGGAAAATCGAATCCAACCCAGCTTCTGGACGTGAACGGTGCCATCAATTGTACCAGCTTTCTGGTAAACGGAACCGCGGTGGCAACAGGAACAGGATCTGTTTGGGGAGTGAACGGTTCGATGGCCTATTATACCTCTGGATACGTGGGTGTAGGTACGAATAACCCCTTGAATACCACTCCCAATTTTATTGGAACAAATGGTGGAAATGGAATGGATGTATGGTCTACCACCGCATTCGATGCCTGGGCGAAAATCCGCATCTTGTGTAATGCATCACAGTATGGTCGTACTTCACTCGAGATGATTGGACGCTGGGAAGGAAATAATGACGCATGGACATTGAATGGTGGACGTAATAACATCGTATTTGGATATCAGACATCGCAGGGTAGTGCTATTACATACGTGAATGCGATCCAGAGTTTCAACGGACAACTGGGATTCTTCAGCAGTGGATACAGCAGTGCAGTTCCTGCGCTAACACTGAGCTCGGGTGGATTTGTCGGTATTGGAACGACAACACCCGCCGTCAGTCTCCATGTATTTGGATCATCAAATACTGGATATCAAAATCGCATTCAAATTGAAGGTAATGCTAATGATGTCGCATGTATTAATTTGAAAACGGCCGCTAATACATCCTATATCTTTACGGATGGTAGTGGAAATCTTCAACTCTATCCTAATACGGCCGCATCACAGCATGTATTTATTCAGCCTAATGTAAGTGGAAAGGTAGCAATTGGCAATAACGGAAATACTCCGTTGGGAACACTTCAGGTAGGAGCAGGGGCAGGATCCGTTGCAAGTGATGGAACCATTGTGGTTGGTAAAACGAACGGTGCAGGTAGTGTTCGTAATTTCAAGATGGGTTATGACGCCGACTATAACTTTGTATTAGGTGATTTCTTTTCAAATGGTTCGGCATGGACTCCACAAGTGAAGTTGGCCTATGGAGCGCCTGCCAATTGCGTTGTTGTCAATACAAGCGGGTATGTTGGTATCGGTACCGCTAGTCCTGGAAATCTATTTAATGTATACGCTCCCCAATCTACCTCATGGCCCGTTATGTTTAACTATTCATCTGGTATTCAGATTGTCATGGGTAATGGTGGATCATCTAGTAATTTTCAAATGGACACCTATAATACAACCACAGGAACTCGCCCTGCATTATGTATTAATCCATCGGGTGGATATGTTGGTATTGGAACCGCTTCACCCAACTCCTATTTTACCATTGGTTCTGGATCTCCTGCTCCAACTTATTATGGTGTAAATTGGACTTGTTTTAATACTTCTTCTGGCGCGGCCTATTACAGTGTATATGATGGAACACGTCAAGTATTCATGGGTGCTGATAGTTCTGGTTATGGAATGATAGGAACTCTCACGAATCATGACTTTGTGATTCGCGTCAATAATGCAGAACGTGTTCGCTTTACATCGACTGGAAATGTCGGTATCGGTATCACCACTCCGAGCACCAAACTCCATGTCGTGGGTGGAACAACAACGGACAGTCTCCTTGTATCTGGTGCACCGATTAGTACTGGTTTGACCGTGTTTTCGGGACCTGCATCGAATACCTACACCTTGCCTTATGGTGCAGGTCTGTACTTTCTTTATTTTCATTATGGCAATCCGATCGCAAACTACCCTGCCGCAGTATGGCAAGTCTTCTATGATGGATTCACCTCCGCCGTTTATACAAAGATGTTTTCGACAAACGGTCCACAATACGGACAGATTACCAGTGCAAGTGGAAACGTATTAACCATCAGCAACGGAGGTGCGTGGTGGGGATATGACTCAAACGGCGTCTTATATGTTCGTGTTACAAAGATATGTTAACGGCGTTTCTTATATTTTTATACTATCTTTTATTATTTCGGTTATAAAAGATAGTATTGTAATCTTATTTATAACTTTATCAGAGAGTGTTTTTATAATAAAAAAACGAGCGTCTCCTTAGAGATGTCGACTGTGAATTATCTCACGGCACGAAGTTCTAATCTGGCAGCGTTTAATACGATACAATTAAACGTCTCTACACTAACTGGTAGTACCATACAAACAACTGCTACGGCTAATACATCTAGTATTATCGTTAGTACCCTTGCTACCAGGGCGGCTACCTATTCGACTTTGACTGGATCCACCATAACCACGTCTAGTATCATCACACCTGTTATCGCAACCGCAACTGGATTTACCACCATTGGACAGAATACAAGTTTTCCTAATCGATCAATCGAGATCGGATCCGATGCAGCTAACTCGGTCTATTTTGATTTCCATTCCAGCGATTCAGTCTATTCTGATTATTCCACACGCATACAATCAAATGGTGGTTCAACCACTGGTCAAGGACATATGATGATACAGGGATCCACGATTAATATTCTTGGGACAAGTGGTGTGGGTATTGGAACAGCCAATCCTCCGAATGCCTTTCACGTATATGGTGCATCTGCTCCCGCGATCGGTATGGGTAATTCTACAGCAGCCAATTTCTTTCAAATCGGAGCGGCATCCTTTGGAGGATCCTATTCCTCTAGTGCTGTAGCAGGAGATGCTGTCATTCGTACCACATCTGGTAATTTAATGCTTCAGACGGGGCTGGGTGCAGCAGCGATGTATATCAATACGTCGAATAATATCATTCTCAATTACAACACATCATCTCCATCTACCTATAAATTGTGCGTAGAACAAGGTCTTAGTAATAATAATGGCATTTTGATTTCGAACAGCAATTATGGATCTCCACAACAATTTCAGCTTTCTATGGTAAATGCGGGATCTGGTAATTTTTACTCCTATGCCATGATACAAACGAATACTGGCGGTGTTGCTGCGACGGTTCCATTATGTCTGCAGCCTAACTCGGCGAATGTCGGCATAGGAACCACTGCGCCAACTGCAAAACTACAAATTTATGGAGGCGGTCAGAGTACAGGTCTTAGCGATGTATATAGCCTTAATATATCTTCTGTAGATAGTTTTAATGGAAATGGAGCCACAACCGTTTATTCAGAATCCATCAATATGAAAGCAGGTGATCTGACATGGTCAAATAATACAATCCGCGTGTATGGTTCACGAATTTATATTGGTGGCGGATATTCCATCAATGGGGCGCAGAATCAAGGAAATATTATTATGTATACTGGTAATGCTGAGCGAGCACGAATTTCAGATAATGGTATCGCACTCCCAGGAACAAATCATATTAATTTTGGATGGGACCAAACCAAAGAGCCAAATGCTGGTAAAATGGGATATCAGCTCTTTACCTCAGGTGCATTAGATATTGTAGGAGCGGGAACAGGAACACGCACCGTTAAAATATGGGATAATTTAACTGTTCAAAGTAATATCGGTATTGGTACATTCAGTCCTAGCTACAAACTCCATGTATATGGATCGATGTGTCTCGATCGTGGTGCTGCAACATACAGTTCTACCTTAGCGGCGACAACCTATGCCGCAGGAACATGGTATACCATGTTTTCCCCATATTCTTTAACGGTATCTTCTGGAACATATCTAATCACTATGTTTTGGCAACCAAGTCCTGGAAATGTTCCATGGAATCTAGGAACATCTTTTTTATTTCATAATACTGTATGTAATGATAACGCTACATCTCAGCTATCAGGTGCAGCGGTTCCTACATCGTATCATGCCACCAATAATGCAGGTGATTGGCAATTATTTGTACGAGCACAATCTGCAGGTAGTGCCTATTGTGGTTTACAGTGGAAAAGCAACGGAGCACTACCTAATGGAAGCTGGACTGTTTGGGCTCATTTAATTTCCGCATAATCGTTATAGATGGATTACTACGCTGTCATCGATACCGATTGTCATCGTATCATTGCAAATTACTACTCCGATAAGGGGGAAGATCGTACAAAGCCAGGACCTGATTACGATCAATCTAAACTTTCTCATCTAGTGGTTCCTGTTGATGTGATGAACGACCCATTCCTTACGGTTATATATGAAAACGATGCATACACGTTTCAACAAGATACAGTAGCGAAGGCTCGATCCATAACAGAACAATGGACCTATCTTCGTGAAGTCCGTAATAAAAAACTAGCAGATTGCGACTGGAGAATGACGGTATCTGATCGCCCGATCTCAACTGAAGAACGTGAGGCATGGGCTCTCTATCGACAACAACTCCGCGATTTACCAAGTGTTCTACAAGCAATGCCAGAGAATTCTGATGGTCTCATGCTCACTATCTGGCCTATCGCTCCAGACGCCCCTGTTGTGCCCGTTGCTCCTATGTAATACAATATTTGCATATGATATATCATATCATTAACAAATCATAAAATCTTCGAACTACCAAATGCTTTCTTCAACTCAGCCGTCGGCGGTGGCGTTAAACGCAACGAATCCTGTGCTTCCTTCACAATAGAGGCCGGTTGGAGAATTCCCCATCGCTGCCAGACCTCCTCCTTTCCAATCGTATACCGCCACGGAAAATCCATCGGATTCTTCAAATGTCTCTGAACCACTGCATTCTGTGTTTGCATCCAATCTGATTGTTTCTTGATCAACTTATGAAACAGCGGTGCATCGCCCATAGAAAGGAATCCCGCATACAACAGTTCCGCCCATGCCTCCGTCTCCGCTTCCGTTTGATCCACGCCATGATCCATATGATCCAGGCACGACGCATGCTGCAATTCATGGATCAGAACACGTGTCGCATCCTCCGCTCGGTACACCATAATCGTCTGCTTATTGCAGTGATACGTATACCCACCATTAATGTTCTCTGGTGTAATGTGTGGGTACGAGTTATCCATTCGTCTCGAATGAATTGAGCCACTCTTCGGAAACTCTCTTAATGAAGGGTGTGCCAACAAGAAGACTTTCGCCTCCTTAGAGCCTCTTTCATGGTACGATCGAAGGATACGTCCCCACAGGCCCCACGGAATCTGTTGCTCCTTATTATCATAGATCGCCATAACCTGTCCATATTCGCATTGACGCACTTCATATTGTGCAGTTCCTGCCTTGAATCGTTGGAACATTGTCTTCCTCGCACCCAGTCGATCAAAATCCGACGATTGATTACATTCTTCTTCTAAATACGCCAGGTCGGTCTGCGAAACAAACGGAATGGTCTTCCAAACCGGTTCTTTCTTTTTAAATTCATGCCGAATAACATCCAGCACGGCGTTCAGAAGCGCCATTCTACTTAGAGGGTCGCAATTGATGCAGCTGGCGTGCCAGTTTCAAATGCACATGCTCCCAGAGAATCGGGATACGATACGACGTGACTAAGACCCAGCCCGATCCCGATTCTGCATTCCACAGGGTATGTAAGAGCGGGGCACGAATCGTCGGAGTGATCCATTCCGTTTCATAGATTGCTGCGATCCAATACATAATCACATCGGTCCATCTCAGATTCCTCTGCAAACACGTATAAATCCACGTCCTGACATCCGCGATCTTCGACGGTTCACCATTCAACGACCATTCATTCAACGTTTTCTTGAAATACGAGAGCCACACATCCTCCGTGCATAACTTGGCACGATCAACATAATTCGCCAAGAGGCGATCCTCGCCCCTCACTGGAATCTCAAAACAGAAATCACGTAGGCGGCTACACATCGGGAACTCGGTGGTCAGAAGAATCGCAAACGTCGGATACTGCTCCAAACACTCTTGTAGCTGCAGCACCGACTCATCCGTCAAGAAATGGGCGTGATACAATACGAGGTATCGTGTCTGAATCGCCGACGCCATCAGACATACATCCTGTTGTCCCGTCCAGCGTGTCAGAATGGACTGCAAGAACACCTTGTCCGACATCGACATCGTCGCCGTATCAAACCCCAGATGCAGGGCCGATTCCTCATAGGGAATGGACTTACCCGAAGCATCATCGTCATCTTCATCCGGATCGCCACCGTTCGTCTGCTTGTTCAAAAACCATGTACTCTTTTTCATATCAAAGGGAACGCCTGCCTTTTCCGCTTGTTGTTGCAGGAAAGACAGGAGTTTAGTTCGTTTACCACAACCTTTCGGACCACGCCATGCATAACTACAGGGCTGATCCATTACCTAGGATGTCAGGGCGATGTTTTAGGCCCGAAATCTCTTACTCCGTCTTCTCTTTCTCCGCATGAATCTCGGTGTGCAATTGATCGACCGTATCCGAGCCCGTTCGCTGAAACCAGAAAGGAAACACAGCGTGAATGAAGAGTACCGTTGAGCCCTTGGCCATCTGGCACGCCATCGCCGATGCTCTTAGAAAGTGCTGACCATAGGTCATGCCCTGCTCCGTAGGGTGCTGACGAAAGAGCTCTGCGATACGCTCACAACGATCCTGTACGACGGTCCAGCATGTCTTCGCACACTTCTTCAAATTCTCTTGGTCCAACGATCGGCTCAGGCTCTGTCCCACTTCTTGTGCGGTTTCTTGATCCATGTTCTAGGATAGGGTGCGTCTTTTTTCTTTATGCCCATGTGAACCTATGCACATTATAAATGTGCATAGTCGACGACTCGTGTAGAATAGCTAAATATGTGTTTAGCTATTCTACACGGGCCTAAATGACCCCGTCGTGTGTAGGATAAGAATGATTCTCGCCATACCCTATCAGGCATTTGAAGTAAACCATATTCACCTTAATCCCTTTCAACTAGATCGGTTCGGTAAAACCATCGCCAAACTCTCCTATAAAGACAACTCCATCGATTTTCACGATGTTAGCATTCTGTCGCCGCCCCTTCGTATCGTCGATTACAACCCCGAAACCTCTCGTCTTCGCGTGGACATCTCGGATCATCCTACGTTCATGGTAAAAATGAATACACTGCATGAATATTTGGTGAGTACGTTTTACGTGCATCAACAAAGCTTTCTGAATATGCGGAACAAGCCGTATGAGTCCATTCGCCATCTGTTTTATTTCTTGCTCGACGGGAACATCCTGTCTCTTTTCATTTATCCAACCGTATTGGTCAAAACGGATAACGAACAGACGCTACACGTTTCTGATTTGAAGTCGGGGGATACCATTCGATGCATCGTACGCTTGCAGGGTGTGTCCCAAATCCCCAATAAGGATGACATTCGTTTGAGGCTGCATCATTCGGTTCCTTCGGTCTGGTCTCTAAGCTGAAAGCTCTTACATCTTGCTGATCATCGAAATAGACAACGAACAAACGGAAAATCCCAGAGACATACACATCATTAACAACAGAAGATACATAAAACGATCGCGTGCTTGTACTTCCTTATACAACATCGAAATACTAATGAATAAAGTTATGGATGCCACGACACTGATGATCCATATCTTTCGTAGTTCTTTCTTAATGATATTCCAATCGGCGGTTTGATCCATGTATTGACCTGCCATGACAAAGGAGGTTATGTAGAGAGCCAAGGCAATCACTCCGAATACGATGACGATCATTCTATTTATAAGCCCATTTAGAAATGGGCGAGAAGCCGATTTAGAAATAGGCGGAAAGCTCTGAGCCGAAAGTTCACTTTGTAGTCGCTCACTTAGAAATGGCGGAGATGGCGAGTGCCGAATACGATAGTGCTAGGGTGATGCATGACATGATCAATACGATATAGATGATATTGCTGGGATCCTTGATAAAGTACAGAAGAAGTGCCAAGAAGAGAGCAAAGGAACCTCCAATGGTAAGACCTAGGATTTTATTGATCTCTGGTTTGATTTGGTTCTGGCTATCCTTTGTTCCTACGAACTGCGAAATGACCACAAACGATCCAATGTAGAGACCAACCGCCAATATTCCACAAACAATCATTCCCGTAGTCGATGCAATAGCGGATCCCGTCCAACTGGATGGATCTGTTATGGCCTCTACTGCGTTTGATGCTGCGTTTTTTACTCCTGCAGCGGCCGAGGCAACTGCACTATTTCCACTTGCAGGGGCAGACATTCTATGATGAATAGGCTTTTTATTTATCACTTCTTTTGTGCGTTGGATTCAGCCATAAAGAGCTTGACCTGTTTACGTACATCCTCCGCATAAGGAAAGGTCTTTAAGGGTTCCATACCAAAATAGACGACCAGAATCAATAAGATAAAAAAGATGATTTGCCCACCTATCATTAAAATAAAGTTCGATTTGGAAAAATCATACATTTCTATCTCTACTGTTTTTTATTCTCCGTACACAATAGACCATGAAAACAAGAAAACGCAAACTGAGTCTCAAAGATATCTCACGATGTCATCCAAGACTCAAATCAAAAAAGAGATGTCTTCCTACCACCGTTTATTCTGATATCGAACGGAAGGTAGGATCAAAGGGCTCCAAACTCTTTAAAGATATGGGATGTGGCGAAAACGAAGAACACTGTCTCTTAGACAAGGCACCTCTTGATGCAGAGTTCAAAAAAACCGTCCGTACCCAATATCTCCGTCCCAAGAGACCCACTGTATGGGACGAAAAGCCCAATCAGTGGCTTGATAATTTTAATATCCAACACGTCATGGAACAGTACGAAGACGTCTTTCCTTGGTTCGAATTCATGGGTGTATTCCCCATGGACTTCTCGGCACCCGATCCCTATCTCAAACAAGACACCCCGAAATGTCTTCACGCAGAACTCTGTAATTTGAATTTGAAAGACGAATATAATAAGGGTAAACGTGGTATCGGAATGGTATTCAATCTGGATCCCCATTACAAAGGTGGAAGCCATTGGGTCGGTTTATACATTGACCTTCATAATATCAAGAAACCCATCATTTCGTATTACGACTCCTATGGAATGAAAACACCTCCCATGATTGCACGATTCATGCGTGCTTTTACCCTTCAAATCCCTGACTGCGAACTCGGATTCAATGCCCGCCGTTTCCAATATGGCCAGTCCGAATGCGGTATGTTCAGCATGTATTTCATCATTTGTATGATGTATGGAATCCCGTTTCGTGAATTCTGTAAGGATGCTGTAAAAGATGGATTTATGTTGGATCTCCGAAAGATTCTGTTTGCGAAATAATCGTAGGAAAAGCCATATAAAAGATTTAGGAGGATAAGATAGTAATGTATCGTCCGGCCCTTAACCAACAACAGCAAGGTTCGGTTCAAAACGTCTTTTTTAGCGAAAAGAACTATAACACCCTTCAACTGGTTCTCCTCCAAGATTTCCAGAGCCGCAATGGTGCACCATTAAGCGACGATCAGCGTGCTCGCCTGGGAAAGACCCTCGATCATTACCTTCGCCAGGTCTACGAGAAACAGGGGGAGAAACCCATCACGACACTCAATAAGGAAGTTCTCGGTGCATGTGCGAAGGATTTCTCTCAATACATGCAACGCAAGGAGCTCGTTAAGGGATCCAATCCCGTCAAGCAGGTCATGGACGATAACTTATTTATGGAAACCTCGCAGCGCTTTGAGAAGATCAGTCAAGAGCGTAACGAAGTCAAGGCACTTCCTCCCGCCCTTCCCGATTTTCGCATTTCGTTGTCCGAGGATGGTCCACCTGCCGCCGAGATGTTTGAGCGTGCCAAGAAAATGCGCGAGATGGAGGCCTTGCGTTCCCAACAGGCCGCCGAACTTGCCAAAGCCGATGCAGGTCTCCAGGGACGCATTCAGGCCGACAATGTCTTCCAGGCTCAACAAGAGGCCCAGAACCGCAACACCCAATTGGCACTCGTTCAGCGTACCTCTGCTCCCCGCCCTGCTGCAGACATGCCCTTGGCGATTCTACCCGATCGTCGCGAGCTCCTCATGGGATCCGTGGGTTCATTCGACGGCATGACCTCCAATTCTTCGAACGGAAACGCCACGATTGCTCAGCCACTTGATTTTCCCATCCGCCGCACGGATCAAGATCTGCCTCAGAATACCATCATTCGCCACGAGCCCATTATTAGCTATCGTGAGATCGAGAACAATCTCTTCTTGTACTCTGCCGATCGCGACTGGCTCCGAAACAACAAGGAGAACCGATACAACTTTACGGTTAACTTTGATCCCGCTGCCAACAGCCAGAGCTTCGGCCCCACCCTTTCGAGTCAGCAGAAATTCAAGAACATTGTTCGCATCGAGCTTATCAAGGCCATTCTCCCTGGCGAGGGCCTACAAGTTGCTGTTAATCGCAATACGTCCGAGAATCAAGTGGTCGATACTGACTTTCAGGATAATATCTTGAATCTTCCCTTTATCACCCTACGTGTTGCCGAACTGGAAAACAACAACTACGGAACGGATCAATTCCTCGATCGCAGTTTCGGTGTTCTTCAGTACGATGATCACTGGATATCTGATCACGCAGTCCAGAGTAAAGGATTCTTGGCCATGGTTCCCAAGTTCCTCAAGTGCCAGAAAGAGTACTATCCCACGCCCTTGTCCACCCTTCAGAAGATGTCGATCGAGCTCCGTCGCCCCAACGGCGAGCTTGTTAGTGCATCCCCTGATACCTTTGACATTGCTGGCATCATTGCTCCTCAGACAGGGACTACCACAGGAACCACGTTTCCATTCAGTCTTCCTATCCAGTTTGGAACCACTGCGACCCAGTACAATGTCATGGTTCCTGCCGTCAACGGTGATCCCGCCAACTTCTATATCAACACCTCCCGCTATTTCAGCAAGTTCGAAATCAGTACGGGTGATCGCATCCAGATCAGCGGCTATACCTATGCTCCTGAGGCACTCAATGATGAGACCCATGGTGGAACCCTGCGTGCGTTCTGCAACTGGATCAACCGTGTTGAAGGACATACGGTATTGGGATCGGCCTATTCTCCTACAACCAGCTCTATTAAGGACGGATTCAATGACGTTGGTTATGCAAACTTCCTTGTCATTCCTGCACTGTATCAGGATCCGAGCACGGGTAGCACCCTTCCGAGCTCCTTTGGGGCCAACCTGGGTGCGACATTGAACGCCTTTGGAGTCAGTCTCCAATCACCGGTTCGTTTGATGAACATGAACAAGCAGATCAGTCTGGTGTTCCGCATCATTACCCGTGAAATGGATTCGCTACCACAGCTTCGCCCTGAGAACAACTATTAAGAATTTTTAGGAACTTGTTAAGAAAAGTACGCAAAAAATAACAAGCACTTTTTTCTAAAAACGCATAGTAGATATAATGTTATCCTTTAACATTATCTTATTATGTTTGGTATTGGTGATCCTTATCGGATTAACCTACCACCTTCCCTTTGTGGATGGTTTTGCAGATTCCGGTTCCCACACGAAGTTTGTAGAGGAATCCAATCGAAAGCTCAATTCTCTTACCAATACGATCAATCTAACAAATCCGGCACTCCCTATTGATCCCATTACGACCGATTTGATTCATCAGGCCACGAGCGTTGTGTTAGCCGATCCCAATTCTAGTACATACTCCTTATCCGCTAAGGCGCCCTATTCTCCTCCCGATCAAGCACCTGGTGTATTTCAAATGGCCGCCTCTTGCTCCGAAGCCCCCAAAACATGCGACGCCTTCGACGATCCCACCTTTGCACAGAACTGCGGAATGTCCTTTGATATCAACGGAATTGGCTATGATGGACGCCCATTTACGGGCGGTCTCTATGTGAGCCCCGATGATCGCGAACAACAAACTGCAAAGGCGAAAATAGTACGCGATACAGGATCCGCTCCCTATGATCCCCATCAAGTCTACCAGCCCACTCTCGGAAAGGCCAAGGCAGGAACATTCGGTCTAACCAAAGGACAATGTATCGTTGTCAAAGAGAAACTGGATTGTGCCACCAAGCAGACATTCAACACCCCCAATTGCACCCAATGCTATACTTCCCAGTCCTTCTCTCGTGTTGGACCTGAAACGGGTCGTCTGCCTTCTACATTGAATCTTTTTGGAACCGGTTCGATCTCTGTTTCAAGCTCGAATGGAACGATTACCCAACAACAGACGAGTCTGAGCAAGGATAATGCGATTGCGATTGCGATTCCTCCCAACGCGGAAGGAACAACCTTTACGATCAACGTTTCTGGAGCCGCTCCCTTCTACATTGCTGGATTCGTCGAAGGACCAACGGCACGTGGAACCTTCAAGCTTGAATTAATGACGATCGTTCAAAAGGATATGATAACCAACGCGAAACCACGTATCTCAGGAACAGTAAAGGTGGGCGGATTTCGCTGTTTCACCTTGATGCCAGGAAGCGGAAAAACGAGCATGAACCTGTCGTGTTTGGTCCCGTTTTCATTCATCAATATGTTCGACGGCGATGCCTTGGCGTGCGACAACGGACCCATTATTACGAATGAGGCCTCTGCAACGTTTCTGGAATCGGATCCCTGCTTCGGAAAGGCGAATTCACCTGGAAACTACAAACTCGAATGTCTCCAAAGTCGCTGGATGGAACTCGGTGGAACCATGCAAGGAACCGGCTATCCAAAGGATCAAGCGAGTGCCGATGCGATCCAGAAAGATGCAAGTGGACGACCCCTCAGCATTGACGATATTGTCGATATCCTCGCCGTTAAATCGGCCCAGGCCCAGACAGGAACGGATGCAACTGGAAAATACTTGTCGATTCCAGACTGGAACACGGTATCGATGTACATGACGGGTGTTCCCATCAATACTCCTTGCGATGGACCGAATAATGCAGTTGGACCCCTGTCTCAAGCATGTTTGTCATACTTGTATACCAACAAGGGTGTTTCCTCACGCATTGGAAACACGTACACCCAGAATCCTGGTCGTGTTGCGAGTTCAAAGGAGGGTTTCGTTGGAGATGCCTTGGCCGGCGATGCCTTGGTCAGCGATGCCTTGGTCGGCGATTCCTTGGCCGGCGGTGCCTTGGATAAAGACGACTATTTGGAAGAGCAGTTTGAAAATCCACCCAACACCTTTAACTATCCCAATACGTCTATCGACCCTGCTACCGCCGCAGGAAAGGAGTTTGGTCAAATGCTAGGAGGCGTAGAGGCTGTCAAGAAGAAATACGATGATATCAATCGTCTTGCCAATGACAATTCAAAGACCAATACGGATCGCAGAACCGCAATTATGCAAGCCTATGGTGTACAGCTAGGAAACCCTTCTTCCAATAAAACCATCGGTGATCCACAGGTGTTTGCAGTTGGCCCAGGATATCAATACACTCGAGCCGAGGCTCCCTCCGTCTGTGCTGCATATGGTGCAGAAGTAGCTACCACCAGACAACTAGAAGAAGCACAACGCAATGGCGCCGACTGGTGCTTTAGTGGATGGGTAACCGAAGGATCGGGTAAATGGCCCATTACCATGAATCCGATTCCAGGATGCGGTAGTCGTACAGGAATCATCGAATGGACCCCAGGTGATAAAGCAGGCGTCAATTGCTACGGACCCAAACCCGACATTGCGGATCCCGCGGCCGCTGGTAAGGTTTTACCTTTTAATCAACAAATGTGGTTACAGCCTACCGACCCGACGTATCTTACCATCCCGTCAGGTTATTTGCAGACCACTGGTCCCCAGCCTTCGTGCTTTTCAGGATTATCCGTCGAAGCCGCACAGAAAGGATGTAATTCACTCGGTTCACAATGTGCTGGATTTAGTTATTCCAAAGATGGTAGCGGAAACGGATGCTATAAAGGAAACCACAACGCAGGTATTGTGGCCGATCCGGCCTATATGGGATACATCAAGGTTCCAGTTAGCAATGTGAATGCGGTGATTACAGGTCGATATATCAAAATACAATACAATCGTGTAGAATGCTTGAATCTAGCAGAAATCAAAGTATATAGCACAAATGGCGGACCAAATATTATTAACAGCAACACACCTGTCACGAAATCAAGTGGATACCAAGGCGACATGTTTCCTGGTAGAAACTTTGTCGATGGAGATACAGGTCAAACCTACAACTTTGTTCATACCTCATGTGGCGACGTTCCTTGGGTTCAGGTCGATCTCGGCTCCATGATCAATATTTATAAGGTGGTTGTGTTCAATCGTGTCGATTGCTGCCAGTCTCGTATTCTCGGTGCGAAACTACAGATTATGAATAGTGAAAATGAAATGGTATATGCGTCGAACGAAGTGAATAGTACCAATCGTACCTATGCGTGGTTTCCACCCAGTCCTGACATCCGAGTCGATTTACCTGAGGATCTGCCACCCACTCCGATGTCATTCTCATTACCGAGCGGCAGTGGAGCTTATTATAAGGAGTGGAATATGGGAACCATTAATCAAACAGGTACTACATCACTCATTAATATTACACTGAATGGCAATGACCAAGGATGGGGTAATCCAACTCCATTTAGAATATCGATTCTAAATTCTGCAGGTGCAGAAAAATGGGCGTGGCAGGCAAATTTCCCAAGATCGGGAGGTACGATATCAAATAACGATAGTAAAAATGTCAATGTCAATGTTGTAAATGGCGATACGATCAAAATAGCAGCCCTTACATGGGGCTGGGGCCATACATTTGTGTTAAGAGGAGGTTCTATGACGATTACTCTAAAGTAAATACATGAATTTGGGAGTATTTCCATAAAAATACTAACGAATACCAGAATAGGATGTTTCGACGTTTAGCAGAAACATTTGATGGTACAGGGCAAGCGGATTCCGATCCGCATGCCACGTACATTAATCAACAAACTCGATATTTTGATACCCTTCCCAATATGATTCCAGCGGCGACTTCCGGTCTTCCTGGATTCGACAAGGCGATTCAAAGCGTGGATACAATGGGCCAAGGGCTACAAGACCACGCTGTTAAACATCCCAATGAGATTTTTCGTCCCGATGTCAGTCCTGAACTGGCAAAATTGGCGGCGAAATGTGCGACCTCCACCGTGGATGAATTGATTGGCATGAAGAATTCGGCACTCGGCGTCGGATGCGGATGGATGTATACCCCTCCCAACCGCGGAAGCCCCTATCCCATCGTGTCCAAAGGAATGATTGGAAACAAGGACGGACCTCTTAAGGGGTTTGATGCACCTGATTATAAGAAATGGTTCTTTGATCTTCAACTCGCCAAGAAGCAGGCACTCATGGATAAGTGCAAGGCACTGAAAGGGTGTACGGACGTAGACCAGGATGTATTCAAGGGCAGCTGTGGATACTGTACCGATACCAATCAAGGTGTTCCCATTGATAATGTTGGAAAACCTCTGTATCCCAACGATTCTCTTGGAAATTGCACGAATGTCATCACCTCTCGCTCCCAATGTCCCGCTCCTCCTACGTCCGGCCCTCAACCTGTCATTGATCGAACATGCGATCCCGTTAACGGACGACTCTCCTCGGCGTGCATGTATCGTCAAGTCATTAGTGCAGGATGCAGTGATGGCGGTGCTTTGGCCATTGCCCTCAACGGAGCCACCCAACCCGATGATTACATTTCCAATCTTCGCAACGGAGATGCCGTCAAACTCTATAATCGCACCGCCAATCCACCCTTGAATCTCGATATGTTTCGCCAAGGTCAGGCAACGGTTAATCAAGTCCTACAAGAAGTACGTACTCTCTCTGGAAACACCAGCAAACCCAGCAATTCCGCCATCGGTGCCGCTGCACGTGATCTATGCCTCCAACGCGGTGCGATCAAGGGATACAATACCTGCGAGAATCTCCCTGACGGCCAAGCTCCACCCTTTGATTTGGGATGTTTGCAGGAACTCTTCTTGAAGATGGGAGGACAGCCTGCTGGTTGGGTCTATCCCACCGCTCAGAATCTTAAGGATTACAACAACATGGGAACGTTGGGAGCCGTTAAACAATATTGGAATCAGTTGATTGCGAATATGAAAACGTCTGACAGTTTTGCGGATTACAACACACAACGAAACGCCCTTGGATCCATTCTTGGTATCTCGGCGGAGACTGGTATTGTGCGTGCACCCTATACACAAGGTATTGAAGTCTTCTGGTTTGTTCTTGTTCCAGGACAGCCTCAACGCGTGATTGGATTCTTGAAACGAACCATTGAGCGTGATTGGATTAACTTGCGTTCTGGCCCATCGGGTATTTCCCAGCTCGGCGGAATTGCTTTTGGATCCATGATTCAAATGACGGACGTTCGTGTTCAGACCGATACCTCTACCAAATTCCATGTGGTGGTAGACGATGGTTTCTGGCTTGCCGTGAATCAGCCTGCTGACATTGACAAGACGGCCATGGCACGCACAAATGCTGACCAACCTGGTCTCTTTGAGAATCTAGGACTTCAAGGACCCACTCCCTATCAATCAAACGCAAGTACCGTCTTTCGTGCTTCCAAACCCAATATAACCAAAATGTATTTTGAAGATGCGGGCGGCGGCTGGAATGCACTTCAATTTACGATTCAGTCTGCTGCAATTAAACCCACGATGTATTCCTTAACATGTGAACCCCGTGCTCCTTTCCTAACCTACGAAGTTGGACCAAAATCGGGCATATGGGAAGAACTTCGCAATCCAGGTATGTTCTCCCAGTTCATGGGAGTACAAAATCCAACTTATAACCTACGAACCGATCAAAAAGCGACGGTTCCAGGAAAGAAAGCATTCATGCGTATGAACGGATCATCTTCCAGTCTCAACCTGCCCAACATTGCCTTTCAGAGCTGGAAGTCCATGTCGTTTGCCATTCGATTTCAGTCGATGCCTGTCAAGGAAACCCTGTGCCATATCTTTCCTTCTTCCAACTGCAGCTGGTCCTTTGCGATCGTGGCTACTCCTGTAAACGGAAGTACCGCAGCCATTACCCTAGAAGTCAACTATATCCAGGGTGGACGCGTCATTACCAAACAAATTCCCACTGTGTATCGTCTCGGTGTTGGAACGTGGTATATGTTTTACGTGAATAACAAAAGAACCAGCTTCGATGTCTACTGCAATTATATCGATGGATTTATTTCCAGCAACGGATCCGCGTCGATGACTTCGGTGACCCTAGATGGAAGCACGCCTCTATGGAATGTGAACGCCACATGGAATCCCGCACCAGGACAAAATAGCCAGCCATGCAATATCTTGTTTGGCGGTGGAATCTTTCAGGGTCAGTGGGGTGGTGTCTATGGAACATCGTCTTTTACCTATGATCTGGCGTGGGTTCACTTCTTTGATCGTGAACTGACAGGTAAAGAAGTCGTGCGCGAATGCAAATGCGACTGGATCTATACCCAATTCGTGGATACGTTCGATACCTATAAAACGCTTTCAGCGTGAACCTTCGGTAAAACACTTGCTGTTTAACCGTCGGCATAACCTTCGGTAAAACGCTTGCTTTTTAACCGTCTACAAAACTCCACATGCAATTATTCCGTATAAAGATCTTCATATATTGATTACTAGATGAAGATCTTTTTAGATGTAGGAGCCCATATTGGACAAACCTTAGAGGAAGTCATTCGACCAGAACACGGATTCGATAAAATTCACGCATTTGAACCATCCTCCGTTGCATATAAGAATCTTGACTCGTATCGTAGCAACTCTGTTGAACTTCACCAGATTGGACTATCAAATCGATCTGGCTCAGTTATGTTGTATGATACAGGGACTGACGCTGCATCGGTTTATGAAGATAAAGTTGATTTGATTCATCGACATCATGTTGAAACGATTCAATTACAAGAAGCATCTCAATGGATTATCGAACATACCCAGCCAGATGATACGATTTATATGAAATTAAATTGTGAAGGTTCTGAGTGCGATATTATTGAAAATCTCATTCAAACTGGCGTATACGATCGTATTTCATATATCATGATTGATTTCGATGTTCGCAAAATTCCATCTCAGATTCATCGTCAACATGAAATTCTCACCATGCTGAATGGTAAACGCAATTTTAATGTCTCAAACGATGTCATGATCGGACCTACTCATCAGGATCGAACTCGAAATTGGCTGTCATTATGTTCAAATGCATCTTAATAGAATCTCATACGAGTATACGCTTTTGTAAATGGATCAAGTGCGATTTCACCCAATGGATGACGGAAATCCTGGTCTTGACGAGAGAAGAGCTCTAGCAAAAAGCCACCCGATTTTGGTTTGGGAAACAACATGTACTCCTTTCCTCCAATCTCTACGACCTTGCATGCAATGGTTGAACTGGATGCCGCCGACGCTTGTCCCGTCGCGGAATTCACCTGTTGCTGAATACCCGTTCTTCCCGTCTTGACCTCCTTCATTTCGATGTTTGTTATCAACTTGTCCACCTCCAGATTCGGGTCAAATAAGTACTGATCCGCACGGCCTTCCACCACAAAGCACTGCACACCATCATTATCCGCGGAATTCAATCCGCAATCCACCGCTGATTCTTTCATGACCGTCAAAATGCTCTGATTGATTTTGTCCTTCTTGATACTCACATGAAACACCTTCTCATCTGATGTCTCATTCTGATCGGTGGTCTTCAAGTTCATATCCAGACTCAGTTTTTGTTTATCCGAAAACACCGTGTAATACGTGAAGATCTCAACATCACGTTCGGCGAATGGAAGATCCTTATGAGAGCAGATACGAATGGCACGACCCTTAACCTGATCCAGACGAACGTTGTTCCAGTAGGGTTCCATGATGTGCACCGCACGGCAACACTTGAGCGAAATGCCTTCCGCACCTGCACCAGTAATACCAATCACCCAACAGATCTCTCCATAGTTGTTGCGGCGGGCCGCATAGGGCTCCATGACCGCACGCATGTTCGCGGGCAACTTGTCGAAATGTCCGTTGAATACATTGAGAATCAAGTTGCGGCGATCTTTTGATCCTTCACCTGTAAACGTTATGAAACGCTTCTCGCGTGCCTCTGGGCCTTTCTGGAGAGAGGCAATGGTCTCTGGAGTGAAATAAGGGGCCTGATCGGGTCCATCAATGCGGATTTCTTTGAATCCGTTGGCTTTGAGAGCCAATCCTAGAACACCGAGACCTTCCACCGTCTTGAACTGCGAATACACCAGATTGCTTCCTTTGGCGTTCTGAATGCGACGAAGCATGTGATCCAGCTTGGGTGAATAATAATCGAGACGAGATTCGGGTTTTGGATCATCGAGATTCAGATAGACGGACTTACCGGTTTCATCATATGCATCCAAATCACGCATCGCTTTCGCAATTCGCTCCTGATAAGTTGGAACACGGGCATCTGCTCCGCTTGGAACCGCTTGCGATGCTTCTACTTGTTCTGAATCTGCAGCATCCGCTGCGAAACCTTGAACTGGCTTTCTTGAACGAGAAGGAACCGCTGATACAACGGGTAGGGATGGATCGCGTACTGGAGCTGCGCTTACCAAAGGTGCTAGGCTTACTGCATTACCTAGAACGGGCTTTGATCTTCTTACCACGCTTTTGGGTGCGGCAGAAGCGGCTGCGCTTACCGCAGGTACAGCCGAAGCTACTGCTGCACTTTGGACTACAGCACTTTGAGCCGCAGAGCTTTCCGAAACATTACCAATCTGAGGCTTTCTGCGTTTAGGAGGATCCGTTGGATCTCCTCCTTTAAGAACCATACTATCACTAAAGTCATCATCTCCTACAGTCTCTTTCACTGGCTCTTCGTCAGCCTCTACCTTTACCTTTACCTCTGCCTCTACTTCATCAGAATCAGATTCTGAATCCGAAGAACTGCACTCCTCATCTGAAGAATTGCAACCACCTTGGACAACTGCACTTGCAGCTGTGCTTGGAGCAGCCATTGCTGCCTGTTGTGGAGCTTCTTCGATTGGAACCTCTTCACTTATATCTTCTGGGGCCTCGATCATGGCCTCTTCCGCCGCAACTTCCGCAGCCGCCGCCAAATCTTCCTCCGAATTCGCCACCATCTCACTCACCTCCACATTCTCATCAATCACCTGAATCTCCTTCTCCATTTCTTCCTCTTCAATCTTGGAAAAGGGGAACGGACGCTTGATTTTAGTTGGAAATGCAAAGTTGCACAGTGCACGACTTCGAAAACGATAACTCGAAGGATTCTTCATCTTCGAAAAGAGTTCCACCGCAGCAAACACATCTCCCGTCTCCTTCGTCTTTCCAGCCTCTCCTTTGATCTCCATATTACGCTCCACCGTGTATGTCGATAACACATGCTCGCTCATCTCACACTTCACAATCTCATCACGAACCACACGAGGCATATACTCCTCCTTCGATCCCTTATAGTACGAAATCATACCCGTCAAACGCTTTTGAAGAACGACCTTATTGATGATGGACAGATCGACTGGATTGATAAACTCCTGTCTAAACGATTCATCGTCAATCGGTAATCTCGGGTACGATACAAACGTCTCCTCGCCAATCGGAATACCAGCCGCCTTCAGCTTAGCCTTGATACGTGCATAGACCACATAGATGGAATCCTGGGCCGCCTCATTGTATCGAACACCCACGAATCGATCGCGATCCTCTGGATCCAGAACACGCTCATATCCTTCATTAAACACCGAGATCAACACGCCCATCTGGCGATCTCCCGAACGAAACCGCACAATGTCCACGCGAGGCTCCGATTCCGCAATCACACGAAACTGTTCCATAACCTGCTTGTCCGCCGACATCAACGATACCTCCGCACACTCGATGTATCCCGATAGAACATTCGCCAAAATACCCAGTTCCTCTGGAAAGTTAATGATGGGTGTTCCTGATAGGCCAATGATCTTGCTATTACGTGCATCCGTTAACAACTTATAGAACAAATAGGCACGCTTGTAATTCAGTGTCATGTCGCACAGACCTGGCTTCCACTTGCCTGGAACGATCGGCTCCGCTGGAATCTTACGCTTGCCCTTCTTGCGATCCACGATGTATGGCATGATCTCTCCCTGCATCAAACGGGTCAGATTGTGCACTTCGTCAATCACAATGACCGCATTGTCGAAAAAGCGCTCGCCCGTCTCAGGATCGGCCGTGCAAGCATATCGCTTGAGCTCCGCGGCGGTAATACCGTTATAACTAATGAATTTGATTCGAGAGTCGATCATCGCGGTCAGCTGCATACGAATGTCATCACGATCTTTCTGGTCCAGTTCATTGTAATTCGACGGTTTGCTGAAATCGGCAATCCAAATCGCATGACGCTCTGGTTCAGGACGCTGACGAACTTGACGCAAGAATGAATCGGTGAGGTTCAAAACGGATTTCGCGTAGAAATACATCAGATCCAATTCGGTTTCTAACGGCTGACGAACCCAGTGATTGTGTACATTAAAATGACGAAAACCGCAAAACGAGATTTCCGAGATAAAGTTGGAACGAAGGGAGAACGGTGTCATAACGATGATCTTCTTATTGGACGTTCCGTAGAGTGCTTCTGCGGCGGCGATGGCACTGCATGTTTTACCCGATCCAAGACCGTGATATACCAATATTCCGCGGTAAGGACCCGCATTGCGAATGTATTCGCGGATGAACTTTTGATACAAGAATCCCTCCACGACTTCACCCGCTTTCTGTTCGAGCTTCGCACAGGCATCTTCGTCGATCTTTCCTTTGATTTGTGGAATAAGACGAAACACCTCCGAATAATTGTCGGAAATGAATCGATAAAAACTTTTTCTACTCTGGGGAGTATAAATTGCCGTATCCGTTAGATAAGGGTTCTTTGATACGATCTCGGACTCGGCACGCTGATATTGTCCAAAGATTGGATCCAACCGAGTATCGATGTCTTGCTGTCTGGGAAGGTTGAGAACAGGTTGACGTTTTCGATAATCGGGGGTGGGCTTAGCATAGCGTAGCTCCTTGCGAGCAGGGATGACCGCAGTATCCTCTTTCACGTCGTCTTCTGCTTTTGCCGCTTGCAATGGTTTAGGATTGGCGGGTTTTGCTTGTGCTTTAGTGGCGTGTTTGTCGCCATAAAAGGATTGAGTCGCCGTATCGGTTAGGCCTGCTGGAGGACGTTGGGCAGCAGCCTTCATCTCCGCTGTTGCCTCTTTTGCAACAGTACTTCGTCGGACCAGGGCGCCTACGCCCATAGGTTTCTTTTGCACGGGTTTGGACTCCTCTGCAGAAGACATCTATTCGAGGGAAAGAAACTAACTTCTTCGTTCCCACACACTCTATGAAATATACTTTCCTTCTAAAGTGAATGCAACAACATAACTGTAATATGTCGCATTCGTTGCAGGTGTTAAGGTTCCACCAACAACAGACGGTTGATTCAGACGATTCGCATTATACAAGGTAATGGGTCCTACTGCCGCACCTGATACCATGACGAGACCATAATCGGAAGATACGCTGTAAGGCATGGTGGTACTCAATAGTCCACCACCAATTGTGCTCCATTGCAATACTCCATAGTCCGTGGTATATCTCAATAAGAACATATCCAAGATCGGGATATCACCCACCTGCGTTGGGTTAATCGAGTTCAGTGTCGCAACCGATGGAGATGGATCCGTAGCCGCCGCGGCATTGTACAAGATGAGCGAACTATTAATAATTCCACCCGTTATAAACACCGAAGTGCTATCCGATACAATACTAAACCCATTATAATATTCTACACCGGTACTGGAGTTAGCAATATGAAGTATCTTATTGATCCACGCGATTTTACCGTTATTTGCGATATTCGCGTTATTAATTGTATACTTCAATACCGCCATGTTCGCTGTTTCAGGTGTGGCGGTTGAATCGGTTACGATTGTGTAGGGGCCATAGCTTCCCATGTATGGATTTCGATAGACATTCAGACCAACCTGAAACGGCACCAGAACATATAATCCTGCGTTATCCAATGTTAATGAGATTGCACTAGAAAGGTAATTGATCGTGGTGCTATCCGCCTGATTGACCCATTGATACGTTCCATTGGTAGAATACGAAATAACATACATGGATGTATGTGTATTCGATAGCGTATTGTTGGTCAAGGTTCCCTGTGATACAAATGTACCCGTTGTGGATCGCGTATTGTAATAGTTAAATGTATCGAAGAATCCTCCTCCAACATATACTCCCGCCGCATCGCATACAATCGACAGTGCATCCGACGTAGATTGTGTGTTTGTACTATCAAACCGTGTTGCCCACTGGACGGCTCCACGTAAGGTATCATATTGTACAATCAATCCCTGTTGACGGTTATTCTGCGTCGTTAAGGCAATCTGCACAGAAGTCGGTTGAGAATATCCATTTGCATTATACACATTTGTAGCAGCTGTAAAATAACTGCAAACATACAATTGTGATCCATTCGTGGTGATACCCGTCTTTGCAAACTGTTTGACTCCGATCGTATTAGTGTAATAATTAGCAGAGATGTTATCAATCATGGTAGACCACTGAAGAAGGCCATCCAAATTGTACTTAATAATAAATAAGGCAGCTGTATTTGTGGTAGTAAGAGTTCCTCTACCCGTTCCCTGTACTGGATTCACGATTCCATAGATCGTACCGTCATAATACTCAATCTGACCGCTAAAATATCCGGATATGTACAATCCAGTTGTATCCGATGTAATACCGAATCCTTGTGTCAAAACACCAGTTCGTGTTCTAATGATGGTGGCCCATTGTACTACACCGTATTTATCATATACCACCACAAATGCATCCTGTACATTGGTATTACTTTGTACCAAGGTAATGACAGGATCGGTGGTCGTTGTATTGGTAATACCTCCGTTATAGATACGAATCGAACCCGTAAATGTTCCCGTTGTGAAAGTTAGACCGTTATAGGAGACGGAATCAGAAATAACATACGAGTTGTCATTATCACCAATAATAAGGGCTGGCCATGGACCATGCGTTGGTGGGACATAAGGTTCTATGACACAATCGCCACACTTCTTGACAAAGTGCTTCTGATTCTGATCGGGCATCGGGAGGGTATTCAGCTTGTTCTTGAATTTATAATGTGTATCAAATGGTGGTAAATAGGGGTTGGAATCCTGATTGTTAACCGATGGATTCGGATTCGCAGCGGAGGGACCGTTCGTATTCGATGTATAGCACTTTGGTAAAATCGTATAGGGGTCCTGGTCAGTAATCAGCTCCGCACAATAGGCACGGCCCGCTTTCTGTAGCAGAATCTTATCCGACGAATACGTCTGCGAGGCACTTCCTGATGCACCGCGGTACACGCTGGGATACTGCTGAGTAGAACCCGTAGCCAACGTCATTTGCTTGCCGCCACCACCGAACGAAAATGTTCCATTTCCATTGGGGCAAATCGCCTCCGTCGGAACATCGGTTTCACGAAGACCCGTACACGTCGCAACACCCTTGATGTATTTTGACGACTGGATTTGATTTCTCCAGATCATGGTACTCGAATCGACCGTTTGACTTCGATTCAAGACGACCGTGTTCTGCTTTTGGCGCAACTTGGTTATTTGACTCGCGTCCATCTTCTACTAAGCACTTTTTAGAAAAAAGTGCCCAAAAACGTTTGATAGAAAAAAGCGTCTAAAAAATAATAGATAGTTTTAAACTTTACTTACGCTTGGGATCATGTGTCGGTTCCAAGAGTTCCAGTGCCGCCCGCGAGGCTTCCTGTTCCGCTACCTTCTTATTGCGTGCCGTCGCCGTCGTAATAACATGATCCTGTGGATCCAGTACACCCATCGTAAAGATGCGATCATGGGGCGGACCTACTACCGCAATCTCCTTATAACGCGGAGGAACATGATACAGTGCCTGGAACTTTCGAAGGAGCTGATCCTTATAATTCGTGTCCTCGACGATAATTTGTACAAAGTCAATGTGTTTCTCAATGATTCGAACCAGGAAGTCATTGCATTGTTGCAGACCACGTCCGACATCCTCTTCCTGTAAATACATGGCTCCGAACCATGCTTCAAACATCGATCCCAGAATTCGCAGATTATTGCGACCATCGCACACTTCCTCCATATGACGGCTGAGAATGATCCATTGACCCAGACCAATGTCCTTGGCCAGCTTTCCCAGTTGTTTATTGTTGACGATTCGAGAAAGAATACGGGTTAGGAAACCTTCTCCTTGACCTGGGTATCGTTTGGTGACATAGGATGCAATCACGAGACCTAGTACGCGATCGCCGAGATATTCTAGCTCTTCGTTGTCGCAAGTTCGGAGAGGAATACAGTCATCGGGGCGTGGGGCAATGATGATTTCTTCTCCGTTCTCGGACTGCTCCTGCCACAGCTCAGGGCGATCCACGTACGATTTGTGGCAACACGCTTGGGCGAACAGATTGAAATTGTTGAAACGGCCTTTCCAACCATACTTTTTAAGAATCGGGATGACATCCGAGGGATTTACCTCCCGATTCTTTGGATTCCATGGATTAAAGATCTTGGCACTATCGACGTTCATGGTTTGACTTTCTTTTATTTCATAAAATGATTCAAATTTATGTGTTATTCCCTGTTTCGTATTTTCGGGGGATACATTAGGAATGGCGGAAGAAGATGATCCCCACCGTGTATATGAAAAAGTGGTCGACATTGGAGGCGATTGCTATTTCTTGGAAGATGATCAGACGTCATTAAAGATGGGATGCAAAAGTTATGTCGAATTCAAAAAGACGTTTGATCCGAAATTATATAACCGATCTCTAAAAGATATCGAATACATCTTTGGACGTTATCTTGCATTTGGAAATCATCAATTGGACACATTCCATGGTGATGATAAAGATAACTTGATCCAACTTCTTACAACACGTATCAAACAATTAAAAGAAAGCAATGAATATTCTTCGTCCAGGATCATCAATAGTCGTATGAAAACCTATGTCGACAATATCTATGCGATTCTTGCCAAACTTGGCGAAGGAGAAGTGGTCCCCAATAACGTCGGCGAGGCAGATACATTTAGCGATGAAGAACTCTATCAGTTCATTTTGGAACTAACGTGGTTTCTCACCCATGCAGATAAGGTTCCTAAACAAAACCGTAAACTATGGAATGAAATGGTTAAAAAGATGAGGGACATTGGATTAGGAACAATTGCACAGCAGATCCGACAAAATAATTCGGCAAATTCCAAACCACCTGCTGCCGCTAATTTTTTTAGCGGTATTAATACCACTCAAATGAAAGAGGCAAAAACGTTGCGACAAGCCGTTGGAGAGTCAGATGATACCCTTCGCCCAAAATTTCAATCTCTCATTACATTACTTCGTTTGAAAGGATATTTGGGTCAAAGTAATAGTTATAATGTGTCGATGCAAAACGACCTTACTAGCAAAATGTTGAATCAGAGAGTTGTACAAGGTCCTAGGGCACGAACGGGGGTACGAAGACCTGCTTCGGCTCCTGCCTCTTCTAAGGCTAAGAGACCTTCTGTTTCTGTTCCTCCTGTGTTAGAAAGTGATAGTGAATCTGAATCGAATGCCTCTATTAGGAAAAAACCTAAAGCTGCCAAGACATCTTCTTCTTCCACATCTTCTAATTTATTACATGACACAGATTCGGACGATGATATAAATGATGCGACTGGTGCGGCGGCTCCTGCAGCGGCCTCTTCACAAGTGGTTGTGGCTCCTGCGTCGTCCACTTCACAATTGGTTGCAGCTCCTGCAGCCAATTCAATTGCGGCTGTCAATCCATTTCCAATTAATAGAAGACCCGTTTCATCTACATTTTCATTTCAACAAGGTGGAGAATCAAACACCACAGAGTCCTTGAAAAATGATACTATCACTACCGATACGCTTTACCAACTTACCTCGCCCTTATTTGATTATGTCCGTGTCCTATTTGATCCTATCTATTCTATTCTACAACGCCCTGAATTTGAAATGGATATCGCCCTGATAACCATCATTCCTCTCTTGCATGCATGTATGAATATCAAACTTCCAGGGATCTATCGTATCTTGAATATTGATCCTGATGTTAAGACATGCATTGATAAGATGTTAGGTGCGACACAGGAATTTATTTCTAATCTTACCAAGTCCGAGCATAAAAAACAATTCTTAGAACAACTGAAAAAACTTCCACGTATGCATCTTACGTCTCTTATTGGGCCCTCTTCTAATTCAAACCACTACAAAGATCCGTCTACTTTTCCTGCCATTCAATTCTTATCTCTCGGTGTTAATTTTACAGTAAAGGAGGAAGCAACGAATGTTCCAGATGGATTCTTTAATGAAAGCAATTTATACCTTTCCAATACACCAGAAACAAGTACCACGGATAAACTAAAAGGGATGTTTAGCTCAAATTTGAATAAGAAGATCAAATTGTATACTCTTGATTGGAATACCATAAAAGCGTCGAAGGCATCGCTTGATCTGCAAAACGATAAAAAGGAAATCAATCTAGGATCGCTTGATATTAATCCAGAAGTTCTATTTACCGATTCCGAGTTATTTTTAAAGACAATTATGATTGTTCATCATATCTTTCCTGGTAAGAATACATTTACGCCGATTGAACAACCAAAGGAAGAACCTAAACCAAAGGCCGAGCCTGAACCAAAGGAGGAAGAACCAAAGGAAGAACCAAAGGAAGAAGAGGAGTCAAAAGAAGAATCTACCTGCAAAGAGGAATTAGTTGCGAAAGAGTGCGAAGGAACTCCATCCGAGAGAAAGAAACAATATCGCAAACAAACAGTGGTATTGCATCCTGATAAACATATGACAGATGGATGCAAAAAAGAAGCGGAAAATGCATTTAAGGATCTCCAGTCAAAGAAATCATGTACCGAGACAAATGAAAACACAGTTGCACCAAACACAGTTCCTCAAACGAATGCTCCTCTTGCTCTTACAACTAACGCAGTTGTTGTACCAACCAATGCAGTTCCTCAAACGAATGCAGCTACTACAACAAATACCACAGTTGTTGCACCCGCTACGAATACAACGGCGATCGTAGTTTCTAAGTAAAGTAAACCTCTATCAGTAGAATGCCTGAAGCAAAAGAAACATTTGCCCCCAACCGAGTTCTTCTCAAAGCCAAATACAGCCTCTACAGTGCTCTCATCTTTTTCCTCTTTGCCAATCCCGAAACATCCCTCGTTTTACAACGTCTCATCGGCAATACCATCTCTCTTCTTACTCCAGGCGGTTCCTTTACCATTTACGGCCTTTTGGTCCATACGGCACTCTTCTTTCTCACAATGCTCGGTCTCATGCTTCTTCCTAGCGAATAGGCAGTCTCGCTTTTACTAGGAGAGCCTCTTGATCCTCCGAATACTGTAGACCATGATATTTTTGCTTGAAAATTGTCATGATCGCCAGCGAAGACGCAACCTTCTCCGCATATCGCTTCTTGAAAAAGAAGAAGAGATTCGTCGATTGAATCCGATCCTGTTCCGAAAATGACGCATTCCATCCTCCCACCGGTTCCCACTCTTCCATACGATTCGATAAAGGTGTCCAATAGAACATTCTATTATTTTATGGATTGTTATGTTTAGATGCCTATAAATAAAAAAATAGAATCCCAATAGAGATGAAGATGAATATTCTATTCGGTGTTCTTGTTGTATTGGTACTCCTCCTTGTTGCTCTTCGCCTGTATGGCAATCGATCATACGGATTTGAAGGATTTGCGGGCGAAGGTCCTACTGTCATGATTTTCAAGGCCGATTGGTGCGGTCATTGCAAGAAGGCTGCGCCTGAATTCCAGAAACTCGCTGCTGGCCCACTCGCCCTCTCTGGCGGCCGTTCCGCCACGGTGAAGATCCTCGACGCCGACGCCGACAAGGAAGAAATGAAGAAGTACAATGTCCGCGGATTTCCCACCATCATGATCATGAATGGATCCGATACCACCGAGTACCCGGGCGAACGTACTTATGACGGTGTTCTGGAGTTTCTCAACAAGATGTAATTCTTTTATGACCGATAAGTAATGATACGCATTTTCATCGATCCCTCCAGCTTCGAGATTTTGCCTATGCAGCATGGACAAAATCCCTATATCGATATATCGTATGATGCAGAAAAACATAAACAACTCGTCATGACACAACACCACCGAGTTGTTTCCGCGTTTATCACACCTGGTATTGTTGCCAAACTCCCCGCAAAACGATGCCCATTACCCGACATTGTCTTCATGGCCAACGCAGGACTCTCCTTACCACGTCTCGGTAGACCACTGCTTCTTCTCCCCAACATGAAGTATTCTCAGAGAAAGGCTGAACTCCCTTACCTCATGAAGATCTACAGCGATATCAAACTTCCCGTTATGGAGTATCCTGGAACTCAGCCATTCGAAGGACAGGCAGAACTCAAATGGTTCGACGGAGGACGCAAGGCGATTTGCGGATACGGACATCGCTCCACCAAACAAACCTTCGTAGAACTTGATCGGCTCTTTCAGAAACTGTATGGTGCAGACAAGCCTGAACTTTTGGTGATTAAGTTAATCTCAGACCATTACTATCACTTGGACGTTGCCATGCTCGAATACGACGATACCAAATGTATCGTTCACCGTCGTTCCGTTTCCCCCGCTTCCATCAAAAAGATCGAGGCCTTCCTTGGAAAAGAGAACGTTCATGTCCTTGATACACCTGACTCCTTCTGTTTGAACGCGGTTGTGGACTGCGGACATCTCATTACCCATAAACTACAAGATGCCAAGTTGAAACCTCTCTTTGAATCCCTCACGGGACGAACCGTTCGAGAAGTCGATACATCCGAATTTGAGAACTCGGGTGGATCGGTTCGTTGTATGACACTGGACATTTATCACGCATAAAGGGTTTAGTTGATAGAATAAAAAGAATGGATCGGTTCTCTGTCTCCCTGGTACCCAATCGCGTGCAACTCTATACCTGCAATCGCGATGTATTTACTACCATGGTCGTCAATCGATACTACAACATCCAACAAGACATTCTGTCCATTTCTTTTTTAGAGAATGAAATCACTCTATATGCGAATGTTCTAGATGGAAATGGAGCCGTTCATCAAGTCCTCCAAGGTATTTGTGATTTCGATCCTCGAGTGTATCATGTCATCGACATACACGAAGATATTCCTGGCATTGATCACGTTGGAATCATTTATCGAATCTCCAAACGATTTGTCGAAAAAGAAATCCCCATCTTGTATCTCAATACATACGGTCATAATCTCGTTCTTGTCTCAGAGGATCATATGACAAAGGCCTGGGATATTCTAAAAGAGATTGCATACGTATAAATTTGATATTGTTAGGGTGTATCTGATAAAGTATACCAATGGAGATTAACACTCTTAACGACGCCATCCGTGTATTATATCAAAAGGAAGAGCCCACTCTTCAATATGAACAAGTACTCGACATTCGAAATCTCTATTCGGATCTCGCTTATTCCGCGTATATTCTTCATCGCCCCGAGAGCGAAACCCTTCGCCTGACCTTTCCCCGCGAATGCATCTACGTTTCCAATATTCGAAACAATCGATCATGTAAGATGGTTTACTACAAAAAGGAAGGGGCTTTTATCAAAGAGGTCCAGATTAACGCAAATACCGTCATTGATGTCGCACCTGATACGGAGATCACGGTGTATACCCGCTCCAAGCCCGATTTAATCATATCCTGTATCGTTCAACTCAAGAAGGCCATTCGATCCAAACTTTAATATCAAAAAGAATTCCTGCGTTTTGCAAGAGGCCGTTGCTTAAAATAATCTTGGACAGCTTCCTTTCCCCTCAAAATGATCTTATTTTTGGTTTCTTCGTCAAACGAAAAATCCAAAATATTAATCTCCCCTAATTGAATTTGAATGAGACGTGCGTCATAAAACCGCGTTTCGATATTTGCTTTTTCCATCAAGGATACATTCAACGGCCGCGTAATCAATTCGTCGATACTCAAGTCCATAAGTTCCTTCACTTTCTCCACCGATGTTCGAATCAAAATACTAATGGTCCTACAATGCTCCTCTTTTGGAAGGACGAACAGGGGATAATTGCTAATGACCGCTCCATCCACCAGATAATGTCCCGTTTGAGGACACAGAAACGGCTGAAAATAATACGGGGCTGACATCGAGGCATGTACCGCATCTGCCACACAATAGGTGGGGGTATCGGTTGCACTAAACGTTATCGGAACAACGTCATTCAGATCCGTGGCGACCACGCGTAGGGATTTACCAAAGCGGTCATACAATTGTTGAAAGGTGAGATCAGACGGTAAACCTTTGACGTGCAAACATGCATTGATTAATTTATGTAGCCGCTCTCCTGTATCTAGTCCAAAATGAAGGATCCATCCCGGAATTGAGTCCATTTCTTTGATGTTTGTAAAGTCAAATCCGATACTGAATTCGTATAATTCTTCTAGTGTATATCCAATACACAAACACATCGATACGATCGAACCTGCCGATACACCCATCCATTCTTTAATGCTGGACAAGGGTACGTGTTTTGATAATTCTACCAAGGCACCCACGTGTGCCATGGCACAGATTCCTCCGCCCGATAGATACATCCGATAGGGGAGCATTCTCTGATGAGTCTTCTGGTCTTTCACGCGTGTGATTTACCACATCAGTAGTAGAGCACCTGGTAATGATTTCAGGGCATCTATCCGTATCGGATGGACATTCGATCTATTATGAAAAACATGGAACCGGTAGGCCAGCAGTCATTCTTCACGGTGGACCTGGCGGCGGCCTCGAACATCATGTTCTTGATCGGTTTGATTTGAAGAAATGGTGCGTCGTTCTCTTTGACCAACGTGGGTGCGGAAAATCTACACCCTTTGGATCCATTGAACATAATACCACGTGGGATCTGGTAAAAGATATTGAATCCCTCCGTTCCCTCTTTGGTTTCGAATCCTGGTTTGTCAGCGGAGGATCATGGGGAACTACATTGGCCCTTGCCTATGCCGAGACCCATCCATCACGTGTTACAGGATTACTTCTTCGCGGTCTATGTTTCTGCGACAACGATTCCTTCCGTTGGCTCTACGAAAAAGGAGGAGCGTCCGAGATTTTTCCGGATCGCTGGGCTTCCTTTATCTCCGTTTTACCCGAGAGGCTTCGAAGTGCTAGTTGGAAGGATATTGCTCGTTTTTATCATAAGAAACTGAACGGACCGTCTCCACAGAAGTATGTTAAGGCCTGGTGGGGATGGGAATTCTCAGTGTCTCGGTTGATTCCTGATCGAGAGGATCCCACTGCAGCGGATGAGGCACTGGCACTTGCCCGATTGGAAAATCACTATTTTGTACATAACTGTTGGTTTACCAAGGATCAACTCCTACGGGGGCTCGGTGCACTTCGCCATATCCCTATTACGATTGTACATGGTCGTTATGATCTTGTTTGTCCAATCAGTGCATCCTTTGCAGTAAAGAAGGCTCTTCCTCATACCAAACTTGTTGTTGTACCTAATGCAGGACATGCCTTTATTGAACCTGGAACCAAACGAATGATGAAACGAGAAGTCGCTCGAATGTATACGCTTCGCAAACGAAGCAATAAGCGAAAAACAAGAAAGCAAAAGCGTAGCTACTGAGTCAAAAACGTCTAGACTTTTACTTTTCCATTAACAGTAATGGATCAGCAAACGCCACAGTTGAATCCCGCCGATCTCTATGACAAACGAAAGTCAAAAGATGCCTCTCGTTTGAAAGCGTACAACAAAATCTTGGAACAAATCTATAATCGTGTCCGTGTTATTTCGAAACTACCTAATTCTCCTTGTTATTTACTCTACACTGTTCCTCCTTTTATCCTTGGTCTTCCCAAGATCGATTTGGAAGATTGTGTCATCTATTTGATCTATCAATTACGACATGCAGGATACGATGTTCGTTATACTCCGCCCAACATGATTTATTTGTCTTGGGTTCATCACGAAAAATCGTACTTGGTTCAACAGTCTCCGATCATGCAAGCCATGTTGGAATCCGCCGAGAAAACCAATGCAGAACTTGAACGCAAGGAGAAAGAAGCATCTCGACTTCTTCAAGGACGCAAGTCCCAACGAAAGGTTCGTATGAATACCCCTGGAGAATTACAAAGAGGAATCATGGGTGGCGGCCCAAGACGTTCCGCGATTTCTACTGTTCTTAATCGCCCCTTGTCGAATCCTACCGCAGGTCCACCGCCTCCCAGTGCCGCCGATTACGTTCCTCCATCCGCCTTCTTACAAACCATGGAACAACCACAAAATACTGTCGTTCAACCGAAATCAAGCATCGATTACTTCAGGTAAGCACTTTTCCTAAATGACCCCATTTAGGATTCCATGAAGTCTCCCTGCCACCACTGGTCCTACCTTCCTTGAACCTACTTTGATTTCTGCCAGTTGTTTCGTGTCTGCTTCCATGACCCCCTTTAGAGTTCCCAGAGCAGCAATGAGTGCCTCGGCCATCTTGACCGAAACACCTGGGCATTGAGCCAGACATGCAATCGCAAACTGTTTCGGGTCCGCTGCATTTGCCTTCTTTTGAACATGAATACCATCCGATACCTTGATGAGCTCCGTGGTTCGTTGCAAAGAACTGGGATCCTCTGTCCACTGATCCATGAGATGCTGTACAAGTTCCGCCGTTTCTCGCACCGAAGCCGTTTGCAACACAGGAAGTTGATAATGAAACACCAGGCGATTCAGGAACTTCATAAGAGCTTTCTTCTCCAATCGACCCGTTCCTGAAGAGAGATCTCCTTCCAAAATATACAGAGGTTGTGTTTTGTGTTCTTGGCAATAGGACAGAATACGTCCACGCTGCTCTCGATATCGGCCGTCCAAGATAGATGCCTCAAAATCACGAATGGATTTACGTTCCACTACAATTCCACCGTCTTTTACGACACCATCTTCTCCTACTCCAATCCAAATGTCTGCAATAGGGAGGGCCTTGACCGTCGCGTTGGGAAGAAGAGAGATCAACTCCGATTCACGCGTGTCCAGCCACATTCTAGGATGGTATCGTTCCTTTTATTTAGATGGGGCAAACCTAAATAAAAAGATCTTCTATCCAATAGATGGCCGACTTTCGATTGAAATTGGGCGAACTGGAAAAACTTCGCACCAATTATCCTGATAAGATTCCCGTATTTGTTAGCAAAGTTCCGAATGCAAATAGTAATACACCTGATATTCGCAAGCACAAGTTTTTAGTTCCATCTCATTTTACGATGGGAGGATTTATGGCTATTATACGTAAGTGGATTCAGTTGCCACCTGAAATGGGGTTATTCTTTTATGTAGATCGGTTTAATCCATCTCCTAGTTCCCTTCTTATTGAATTGTATGAGAAGCACAAAGGACCGGATGAAGTGCTGCGTGTGCAATATGCATGCGAAAATACCTTTGGTTAAGCGATATAGCCGAAGGCTTATACGCGATTTAATGCTTGCGATGACGACGATTGAATTTCTTGATCGCATGCGACGCTGAATTTGCATTTGGCTGAAACTCTGGAACACGCGGGGCTTCTATCTTTGGCTCCTCTGAAATCACTTCCATCTTATCAACTTCCTCCTTTCGAGAGACCTCGGGGGAAACAGGGACCACCGCATTCATCGCATTACGAATCAATTCCATTGAATCAGTTAACTCCTTCTCATGAGGAGACTCATCAATCCACAATTTCAGCTTCACTTCCTCCTTCTTCTCTTCTTTCACTTCCTCCTTCACTTCCTTCTTCTCTTCTTCCTTCTCCTCTTTCACTTCCTCCTTCTTCTCTTCAACCTCAAGAATCGGAGACATTGGAACATTTGTTTTTTCATTCAGTTCACTGATCTCGTACGGTGTTAAAGGTCTAGATAGATCCGCTATGATCTCTTCCGTAAGCGGTTTGATATCGGCTGGATCCTTCCCTCCACACACCCATTCTCCATCCTTCACTTCCAAATCATCGCGTTTTACAGGAGCTTTCGGGCTTGGTTCCACCTGCAACACCTTTCTTGAGGTGAATGGTATCGACAGATAGGTTCCCATCTACTACTCCTTTTTCTATTCCATTTTAAGTTGATTCTAATTTTATTTATTGTATGTGATAATTGTTATATCACATACAATATGTATCGCTTAACACGAGTTTAATTCCACTCTTTTACCGGATAGGTTGTTTCGTACATTCGCTTGAGTCCGGAATCGGATAAGCTATAATCGTTCTTTCCCTTACGTGTCGGATCTCTCGCCTTCAAAAAAGGATCCATACCTGCGGCCAGGTCGGAGGCCGGCATCGGGATCGAGATCGTCTCCTCTCCACGCGACCGCATAACATCCGCCACCGGATTCTCAGATGTACCATCTTCCCATACAATCTTCGGGTTCTTCTCTTTCAGCTCCGTAATCTCCCAAATATTTTCACCCTGCTTCGACTTCGAAACAACGGGAATCAGACCCTTCTTATCATATACCTTGTGCAACAACGACTTGACATCATCAACGGAATACTGAAGAAGGCCCTTGCTGGATTTTGGCTGATACGTCTGCAAGATCTTTTTCTCCTCATCATCTTGATTCGCAGAATCCTTTATGGCGGACGTGATGCCCTGCAGGTCCTTATAGAATCCAGCCGGTTGAGGGAGAAATTCGGCCTTCTTCAAAAACGCCGCCTCTTTCTCCTGGAACGTCTGTGAGTTTGGCCCTTGTGTCGACCAATCCAGAGGATACCGGGTCATCGCGTCGCTGATTTGCTGCTGAGACGCCTCCCGTGATCCCTGATTTTGAAATACTGCAGAGATCTCATATTCATCGGGACGTGGTTCCTTTGATGGATTTTCCGGCATTGATTGAAATGCTTTTGCACTCGTTTTGGGGGATCCATCCGTGTTAAATCGATCTCCTTGAAACGTTTCTAAATACTTACGCCCGCTGATGTATAATGCCACATATCCGATCAGGAGTAATGCGGCAATGGTAAGTATAATAGCATCCTCCATTCTCTCTTCTATACATTAATAAAGAATACCAAAGTAGAATGCCGACTCGTCGTACCATGCAGGGTGGAGTACCCAAAAAAACAAAGAAAGCCCGTAGTGATAAGAAAAATGCTCGTAAAACTGCTCGGGGTCATCAAGAATCCGTCTCTGGATCCATTCTTCCTCCTCTCGACGTTCGCTCTGAAAAGGACCTTTCCGAGTTAAAACGCCGTATTAAAACGGGATTGATCACCGTCATATTGATCTACGCCGACTGGTGCGGCCATTGCCATCATATCATGCCTCATTTTGATGCCGCCTCCAAAACCCCTGGACGAAACATTCAATCCGTGAAGGTCAACGAAACCATGTTGGATAAAGTGAACCAATCGGTTAATCAGGGAATCAATCAGAATGCCAAACCCTACAAGGTAGAAGGATATCCCAGTATTATTTTGGTAGATCAAAAGGGCAACAAAGTGTCTGATGTGAACCCTGTTAAGGATACCAAAGTTCTCTCGGAGGTTATGCGTCAAATGTCTCCACCAAAAGAGGGAGAAGCCGAAGGAGAGGCAAGTGAAGAGGTCGAGGGTGAAGGAGAACCAAACTCTCAATACAGAAGCACCAGTATTGGCCGTCTTGCCAACAAGGATAGCGGACTAGATACAAGAAGACAAAATTCATACATGGGCGAAGATCAACTACTTGGAAGCACCGCTGCATCTCAGAAGGAGTATCTGCCCTCTATGGCTGTCCCACCACGTGCATCAAATGACATGACAGGAGTGAAAAGAGCGAAAGTGGTAGGAGGAAGCCTCTATGGTGCCCTGTCTCAAACTGCTTATACATTAGCTCCTGCCGCTGCTCTTCTCGGTGCTGCTGCCCTCATGATGAAGAAGCAATCACGCCGCAAAACTCATAAACGGTCCAGAGTATAAAATTGAACCGATGATCTGTCTACAGAAAAGACAACCATGGCATCCGATCTCGTCTTCCATCTCTTAGATATCCAGTCGCGCGATATGTGCATCGAGTCCGAGCAGGAGGACGAACGCGAAATCGCCTTTGAATCCAATTCCGACGAAGACGACGAAGAGTTCGGCCCCGCTCGCAGAAAAAAGAAAATCAATCCCTCCTTCTCCAAACAACGTGAACTTGTTCTTCACCTATTTGGCGCCACCGAAACTGGAGTCCCTGTTCGTTGCGACGTATCTGGATTTCGCCCCACCATGTATCTCCGTCTCCCCGAAGACAAAACCTCCCTCGCCGCCGATGCGATTACACGCTATATCAACGGAAACGGAATTCCCATGGGTCAGCTGACCATCACCCGTGTTATGAAAAAGATCTTCTACGGATTCACCGCACAAACTCCCTATCCCTTTCTTCAAATCGACGTTCCCTCCCTGGGACTCTTCCGCACCCTTCGCGGACTCTTCCTGGACGAAAACCTGAATCCAAAGACCCGAAAACCACTGGATTTCCCCCTTCGCGGGAAAAACGTGGAAGTCTTTGAAGCCAACATCGATCCTATGCTCCGTTTCCTACACGTACAAAATCTGTCCCCTTGCGGATGGGTCAAAATCAAAAACGGAATGAAATGCATCTCCAACGAAGATCCCAATAATCTCGTTATCGACTGCGATTACGAACAGGTTGTTCCCACGCCCGCTCCGCGTGTCTCCGCGCCCTTCCTGACCGCTTCTTGGGATATTGAGTGCTTCTCCATGACGGGTGATTTCCCCGTTCCCAAGAGAACCTGGTCCAAAGCGGCGAAAGACGTCCTTCGGTTAGCAAAGACCGGTTCGCAGGCAACCTCCCTGATCGTATCGAGTCTGTCGACGGGACAAACGGCGGTGGAGACACTTCCCAAAGGAATGACCCCCATTTACTGCCAACTCAAATCATCGCTCGAGGTCATTGCCGGTCGGCTGGCCGTTATCGAAGAAGACATCCAACACATTTTGAGCTCGGGTGAACCCATGGAAGAGCGAATTACTCGTCTAGAAGCCTTGCTCGATAAAAATCTTAAAAAAGCCGTGTACCTTGTCGGCGACCCCGCCATTCAGATCGGAACGACTCTGACACGTGGTATCCAAAACGGTAAGGATACAAGCGACCGCCATCTCTTTGTCTTCCCCGACTGCGATCCCATTCCTGACATAACGGTTCACGCCTACCCTACTGAGGCCGCCATGATTCTCGGATGGTTCGAGTGGATGATCGAGGTCAATCCCGATATCCTTATCGGGTACAACGTCTTTGGTTTTG